AGTTGTTCCTGCCACCGGGGTAGACGACAAAGCCCTTGCCCTTCGGATCTTGCCATCCGATTCTGCTTCCCTTCAGACCGTAGAATGCCGAGAAGGCAAGACGATACCCAAGATCGACAACCCTGGGGCCGAACAGTCCGGTCTGGGTTCCATAACCCGTTGCTGCCCAAGGGGCGTTCGAGTGCCAGAGAATCGGCGTGCGGGTATCCTCAATGGCTTCGACTGGTTTGATGTCTTCCACGGTCCTCCTCAGAGTGTTTGGTCTACTCTCCAATCCTACCGAGAAATCAGCATGCCTGACGATGAAGAAGGGCCCCGTTTCCGGGGCCCCTCAGGGTCGAACCTCTCAGGTTTCTGGTTACGTGAACTTGTACCAGAAGACCATCAGGTCGTCAGCACCGACGTTCGCGCCCGGAACGACGGATCCTGCGCCGCTGGCAGAGCCTGCGACGAGGGTGGCAGTTGCCGTGATGTCCACCCATGCAGATCCGTTGCTGTCCTGGATCACGGAGACGAGACCGTCACGACCCTTCGACGTTGGCAGAGCGATCGGCGCGGTGCCGGCTCCCCGCAGAATGCTGATCCTCAGCTCAGCGGGCTCACCTGACGCGTTCTTCCCTAGCCGCTTATGATCGAAGCGTGGCATGTCTCACCTCCTCTAGACCGAGACGTCGACGTCGTAGGCGACGGCTGTCGCCTCTGGGACTGCGACCTTCGCGTCGACACGCGCCGTCACGATGAAGCTCGTCGCACCTTCGCGCGGATCGCGCCAAGTCTCGAACTTCATGTTCCGGTGATAGCCGGCGTAGAGGTTGTTGCGGTTCGCGAGCAGGATGCTCGACTTGTTGGCGGTGATCCCGAAGGACGGAACGCCGACGACCTTGATCGACTGGTACCGGAGCTCGCCGGTTCCCGTCAGCATCAGGTCACCGAGAGCAGTGCCTCGGCTGGAGAGGATGTCGCGGTACTTCTCCTCGGTGCGCTTCGGCAGGTAGAACCGGCCGTCCTGCTCGAGGTTCCGCTTGAACCGATCCGGCAGAGTGTTGAGGAGGACACGGAAGACCTCCTGGTAGTCCTGCCCGTACGTGGAACCGTCGATCGCGTTGCCGTCCGACTTGGCCGTTGCGAGCCAGCCGTCGAGCAGCTTGAGGTAGTTGTCCGCACCGGAGATCGTGTCCCCGTTGACGAACAGCTCCTCGATGTCGAAGCCGAACTGATCGGAGATCAGCCGCTCGAGGCTCTGAACGAACCCCTGCCCTGCGACGTTGTCCTCGAAGACCTCGTCGGAGACCGGAATCTCCGCGCGAAGCAGGACAGTCGAGAGCTCGACGATGCCCGTCGATGGCTTGGCGAAGGTGTAGTCGCCGGAGTTCGTGAGGCGAGTTGCCTCCACACCTGGACGTGCGATGCGAGCGCCGAAGTCGATGATCGACTCCTGCCACTTCGCAGCGGCCGAGGTCTTCGTGACCACGTCCGCGAGCATGACCTGACTTGCAGCCATGAGCTCGATGAACTGGGTGACCTGCTCGACGCTGAGCGGTGCCTGACCCGCTGCGCCGAAGTCGGCTCCCACGCCAGTCAGGTGCGCACCCTGGTTGCCGTCCGTGACGACCAGGGCCTTCCTGAGCAGCTCTTCTGTGCTGAGTGCCATGTGCTTGTTTCCCTTCCTTCCCTGGTGTCGCGGTTACGCGGCGGACCGTGGCCGGAGTGCGGCCTTGATCGCGTCGCTGAGGTCTGGGGCCTTGGCCTCCGTGCCGTCCTCGTTGAGCTCCTGCCCGTCGAGTGACTTGCGGATGGTCAGGGACGACTCGATCCGCTCGATGCGGTCGAGGGTCTTCTCGATGATCTCGAGAATCGGCGTGACGCCGTCCTGCACTGCCTTGGCGATGTCTTCCGCGGTGAGGAGATCGACTGCATCCACCTCTGCGGCTGGCTCGACCGGGTCTGCCGGGGTGCCCTCGACGGGAACCTCGACCGACTTGGTGAGCTCCGTCAGCTTCTCGTTGATCGCTGCGAAGCGGCCATCGAGCTCGCTGGTCAGCTCTTCCTTCGTCATGTCGATGTCTTCCTTCCCTGTGAGGAGAGCCTTGATCTTCCCCACGATCGTAGTCGCCGCTTCAGTTGAATCGGCGCTGGAGTCTGTGCTGGCATCCGAGCTCTTGAGAACCATGAATCCAGGGATCTCATTGGCAGGATCGTCAACGCCAGAGACCTCCTTGATGATGAGCTGTTCGAGCTTGATCGCCACGGTCCGGATTGTACCCTCCCAATCACCGCGGAACACTCGGGCGCGGCTTGCCAACCCGTCGCTGCAGGCAATGGGATCTTACCCTCCAAAGGAAAGAGGGCCAGTTTCCTGGCCCTCTGAAGTCCGGAGACTCTTGGGAATCGTTGCCGGTACGAGTGGTTAGTTATCTCGCAACGGGTTTCACTAGTAACCCAAGCACCTTGCTATAAGAGGAGAACAGACCACAGTCAAAGAGGTAGCGAACCCCAGTGACACCTGCCTCCAGGCCCGACAACGTTCCCAACAGTCTCCGTACTGGACGGCGGTGAGTTACACTCTGGAGGTCTGCCTCGGTGTCGTTACCAGTCTGCTTGCCCTGGCACTTGACCCTACTACCTAACTCCTCAGTTGTGCTTCTCACCGCCGTCCACCTTACGACCACCCGTTACTCCGTCAGTCTCCGGCTGTATCGAACTCTTGGTACCACCGGTCTCCGCCTAAGCACTTGATGATCGTGGATCGAAGAGAGCAAGGAGCCGGGACTGTTGTCTACCGCACCTAGGGCCTCTACCCGGACTTCGGTTTAGGGTGCCCTTGCTCTCTTCGTCGTAGACTCATACTACACGGTCTATGGCGGTTTGTACACCCAGATATTGCAAGTTGTTTGTTAGCGAAATCGAGGGGTCTGTCGAGACCTCTCCTCATTCCGGCGGGTGAAGTATCCGACTGCGAAGGCCCAACGAAGATAGGCTCCGATCTTCTCCTCGAGCCCGTGCTGAACTATCACTGCCCACAAAGACTCAGGATCACCGAACTCGTCTTCCTCATCACCAGGGCGAGAACCTTCGCGCATGTGGTTCCACAAGTCACGGAGCTCCAGGTCGATCTCAAGGAAGGCCGACATGGCCTCGGGGCTATCGTGCTTCAATGATCCCACGAAGTTTCGCCACGAGAGGTTGCTCCTCGATCCAACCAGGCTTGGGCATCGTTGACCCGAAGATCTCTGAGACTTCTTCATACGCGTCCCAGCCACCAAGCGAGAAGAAGTGGATCCTCCATTCGCTCTTCCTGAAGAAGTCAAGGAGGGCGTCCTGGTAGTCAGGAGCGATCTTGTTGATGTCACGGATGTTCGAGTGCGCATCGACCCACCAACGGTCCTGCTGCGTGATGAGATCGATTCTCGACCATCTGCGATGGTCCATGTTGGCGCGGCGAATCACCAGCGGCTGATCCATCAGCGCTCTCGACTTGCCTTGAATGATCGTCATCGCATCTGTCCTCTGGTCACGTTCCCGATGGTAACGACTGTCGAGAAGACTGCGCGGTCGAGAGCATAGGCGAGACCGGTCTTGTAGCAGAAGTTGTCCTTCTTCGAGCAGATGGCAAGACCACCACCGATGGTCTCCCCTTCCCACCCGATCTCTACCTCGGTCATCCCTCCAGTGGCAAGGAACTCATACTTGATTCCATCGAGGATGAGTGCCTCCCTGACTGCAGTCCTCGACAAGAGGATCTTCGGATCGGCACCCTTGATCGGGCGGAAGTGTCCAACGCGAATCTGGAAGCCGATGCTTCTGAGTATGGCGATCTTCTCGAGTGGGGTCATCAGTCTCTACCTGCTTTCATGGTTGTGATGACGACCCAGTCCTTGGTCGTGGCGTGAAGAGCATAGATCCTCTCCCCGTCTTCCGTCCAAGCGTAGGTCGTGTAGGCATGAGCCTTGTCAACTGGAGCCGAGAGCGTTCCAGGCCTAGAGGTCGAGAACCTGTTCTTGGCAAGGGCTTCGCGGACCTCGTCTGAGACCCTGGCAAGCTTCATCTCCGGGAACCTCTCTGCCGCCCGTTTCTTGGCATGAGCGGTTACCCGAACTGGAGTGCGCGTCATTGGTAAAGCCATTGGGTCTCCTTCGGATTGTGAACTCATTCTAGCGTGTTCGCTTCTTCCTCACACGTCTCTTCTTCTTCTTGTCGACTGCCAATCCTTGTGGTAGAGGCTTGACCTTACCAGACTGATCCAAGGACTTCGGCGATTGTCCTGGGCCGTCGAGGTCGTTCGTAGTGAAGGTCAAGACGGTTTCCAGGTCTTGCCGGCAGAACCCCAGATGGCAAGACTAGCTATCTGCGCACCTTCCAAGAGATCGAGACCTTCTCTGCTCTTCTTGGTAGCCAGTTGATCCCAGACAACGAGCTCGACGCCGGCATTCACGAGCAGTGCTGCACAGGTCCGACATGGGGCATAGGTGCAGTAGGCGATCTTCCTTCCACCGAATCGCACCTTTGCAACGGCATTGGCTTCGGCATGGATACAGTCACACTTCCCCTGGGATACTCCACAGTCGTCACCCATCTTCTTGGCAAGACCGTTGTACCCGATGGCCATCTGCTCTCCATCCCAATCGGTGATGACGCAACCGACGTGGAGTTTCCGGCAGTGCGATCTCTCGCTTGCTGCCCAGGCGATCTTCATGAAGAGTTCGTGTTTGGTTGGTCTCATCTATCCTCCGTCCGTGTTACCACGACAGGGCCCGAAGGCCCCGTCGTGGTGACACCTAGGTATTGCGGCTAGTCCCTGCCGCCCTTGTCGCCCTTGTCACCCTTGTCACCCTTGTCACCCTTCGGGCCCTGGGATCCATCATGGCCATTGTCGCCATGATCGCCCTTGTCACCCTTGTCGCCCTTGTCGCCGTTCGAGCCATCGTGACCGTTGCTACCGTCGTCGCCGCGATCGCCCTTGTCACCGTCATGACCGTTCTGGCCATCCTCACCGTTCTGACCGTCTTCACCGTTCTCGCCGGTGTTTCCCTTGTCGCCCTTGTCGCCCTTGGGACCACGGTAACCAGGTCGACCATTGCAGACGTAGAGAGTCTCGTCGCCGACTGTCAGGGCGACGCCGACATTGCCTTTGTAAGCCGAGGCGCCGTCACACGGGCCATCGTCTTCACGGTCGTTGGAGATGTACTTGAGCGTGACCGACTTGCCGTCGATGCCGTTCTTTCCAGGAGCACCGTTGGAACCATCGCCGCCACCGTTACCCTGCGGACCTGCAGCGCCCTGAGGACCAGCCGGACCTGCCGGACCAGAGACAGCGACACCTGCCTTGCGGATCTCATTCGACTTGCAGGGCCGAGACTGACCGACACTGCGGACGACTCCGGCAGTCACTCCGGCATCGGGCTTGCCGATGCAGAACGGGCCGGTGAGACGCCGTCCCTGGTCACCGGTCGCGGACGTCGCCACGCCGACAGTGATGAGCATCGCCACAAGTGCGATACCGAGGATGTTCAACTTCTTCACAGCAGTCCTCCTTTGGAGGGGTTGGGATTGACCGTACTTCCTCATCTTAGTACGACTTCGACCTGTGCGTCGTTCTCTGTTCGTCGTACCTCGATGCGGATCTTGTCCTGATCGTAGTCGATCAGAATCTCTGCCTCGTCATATACGTGAGCTGGATATAGATCACAGATACGCCGCATGAGGACTGTCAGCGGTGGGGTGGTGCGGTCCCCTCTCTCGAGCTGGACTGTCGACCTCTGAGGACCGACCTGATCGAGATTGTCCCTTAGTGCCTCGAGTTTCTTGAGGGAGCTTTCTGCCGAAGCAAGAATGAGAGGGTCTTCCTCCTCCATTCCTTCTAGCCCTATCCAGGCACAGTCAGCAAGTGCCTTGGCTTCGTCCTTCGTAAGTTCGAGCATGGGTCTCCTCCTGGTAGACACCCATACTGTAACACGGTCTACGGAACCTCGCACACCCCTGTCGTGCAATCCATCGCAGACTGCTCTTCAGTTCGCTCTTTCCGACGGATCCTATCCTCAGGCGTCGAGGCGAGGACTTCCGGGATGTCTGCCATCAGGACTGGACTGAATGGCTCGTTCTCACGACTTCCCCAGCGATAGAGCGTGGTACCCTTGAGCGTTGGCAGGTTCTCGAGCCAGACATGACTGAGCTCCTCGATCGGGTAGTCGTGAGGAAGGTTGATCGTCTTCGAGACGGCGTTGTCCACGTGGGCTTGGACTGTCTGCTGCATCTGGAAGTGAGCTTCGACAGAGATGTCTGCGGCGCCTTCGACCAGGGCAGGGAAACGGTCATAGACAGGTTCGACGACGAGGACCTCCTCGAGCTTGTGAGTCATGTCCTCCATCGTCCGCATCCGACGCCAGTAGACTGGGGCCATGTACGGTTCGATCCCTGTCGACGTACCACAGACCATCCCGGTCGTCCCTGTCGGAGCGACGGTCAGGAGAGCGCAGTTCCGGATCCCGTACTCCTTGACCTTGCGAGAGATTGCCGGCTTGATCGTCTTCATGAATCCACTCTCGACCATCTCTGCCTTGAATGCCGGGAAAGGACCCTTCTCGATCGCGAGGTTGACAGAGGTGTCATACGCCGTGTTCTTGATGAACGAGAACAGACGATCGACGAAGAACCTCGCATCCTCTTCGCTGTACTTCATTCCGAGCTCGAGCAGCATCTCGTGAAGACCTAGTACGCCGAGACCGATCCTGCGGACATCTTCACAGTTCTGCTTGATCGCCTCGATCGGGTAGTGATTGACCGAGAGCACGTTGTCGAGGAACCTGACTGCTGCACGTATGGTGGACTCGAGGGCGTCCCAGTCCAGGCCATTCCCCTCGATCACGAACCGAGGAAGGACGAGAGCACCGAGACAGCAGCATCCGTGTTCCTCCAACCAGATTTCGCCGCATGGGTTGGTCGAGATCAGGGGCTTGTGGTAGTAGATGTTCGACATCGCATTGGCGTAGTGCCCGTTGAGAACTCCTGGTTCCCCGTTCTTCCAGGCATTCTCGACGACACGATCCCACAGCACACGGGCATTGACAGTACGACCTGTCTTCACTCCACCCCACTGAAGGTCGAGATCATCGCCGGCACGTACTGCCGCGACGAACTCCTCTGGATCTCCCTGTAGGACGATCGAGATGTTGGTGTTCGAGAGAGTGCCATCGACCAGCTTGGCGTCGAGGAACTCGAGGATGTCAGGATGGTCGACATCCAGGCACGACATCTTGGCCATCCTTCGCCCTCCACCGGCGACGATCTCAGTCCCGATCGCGTCATCCATCCGCATGAGGCTGACTGGCCCTGTTGCATGGCCTCCAGTGCCCTTGATCTCAGAACCACGTGGCCTGACCGGCGAGAAGTTGATCCCGACCCCTCCGCCTGTGCCAGAGATGATGATGCTCTCCTTCAGCATCTGACCCCACCCCTCACGACTGTCTGAGACAGGGATGACGAAGCAGTTCAGGAGTTGTGCCTTTGGCCTCCCACTCCCGTACCAGATACGACCTCCGGGCATGAACTTGTTCTCGAGAAGCTCCTCGGCGAACCTTCCACGCCAGATGGTCGAGAGGTGTGGTTCCTCAGCGGCGGCGACATGCTCAGCCACTCTCCAACAGGCCTGCTCCCAGGTCTCGTCAGGGGTGTAGGCGTACGATCGATTGAAGAC